GCCTTTCCTGTTTCATCTTCGTGAAGCCGTGCGGTAGGGTAGAAAAAGGCTCTTGCATCCATATTTTTAGTTCCAAATTCAACGTATGGCGCGTAATATGCCTTACCGCCGCCCATCTGTACGCTAGCGAGGAGGGCCTTCCTTACCAGTTTTGCCTTGATGGACTTCTTCAGCGTCCCATCATTAACAGGACAACGTGTTTTAATATGGTCACGAACAACCTTCGCTTGGCTGTTAAGGATATTTCGCGCCTCGTCTTGTATCTCTTTCGATGCCTTGCGGAGTTCTTTAACTATCTCGTCATGCCCTTTGACTTTGACAGTTATCACTTGTCAACCACCACGCAATCAAAATCGATCCATTCGTGACCGTCAGGGCGAACACCTTTAACCGTGAGCGTCCAGTTACGCCATGTCGCCTTGTCGTTAATGTCGATTCCGAGCGTTGTTGTGTTTTGGCGCACCCTGACCACGTGAGAGCGATATTCCGCATCTGCGCCGCCGACCACACCGTCACGAGTTGACGGCACGGTGACGAATGCCCACTCCGTGCAGATAGTCTTATCTGTGGTCGTTACGCCGCCCATGCCGTCATCAGTAGTTTCGATTCGAGAGAACGTAGCCTTATCCCTGAGCTGTCCGATATTCGTTATTTTCTGGCTCATACCGGGACATTCCTTTTAATGTCCAGAAGTGCTTTCACGGCAAACGGCACTTCAGACGGCGGCGTTCCGAGGACTACAGCCTGTCTGTTTTCGTACCAGTGACCTATAAGCAAGAGACAAGCCGCCTTCTCAATACCTGTCATGGTCTCAGCCTCAACTTCTTCGTCAGAGGAGAGAAAAACTCGGTTCTGATAGCCTTCAACATATTCCCTTGCCGCCGTGATATAGGTCGTGATAAGCGCATCTTCTGTTGCGTCAGAACCTACCCTGAGATGGGTCTTGACTTCTGCGAGCGTGAGTATTTCTGTCCAGACAGGATCAGACATTTACCTCACCTCTTTTTCTTTTTAATCGCTTTTGGCTTAACCGCTGTCTCAACTTCCCTGTCGAGTGCCGCTGTCTCGATAATCGGCTCTTGTTTCCGCATAATTAAAACGGCGTAACCGTTGGCGATTAGGCTGTCGGCTACGCTGTCCATTACATCGATTATCTGACCTGGAGCTGCCATAAGAGAGGGTGTTGCGAAGCGGGTCAGCATTTTAACTTTTGTCACGACAATGCAACCCCCTCAATAGTGAATACAAACTGCCCTGAAAGCGTGGCTCCTCCATTGGCAACGGTTATTTTAATGCGCTCGTCAGCAAGGCATATCGGCGCATAAGCACCTGTGATGTCCGCTCCTGTGTTGTCCTGCGCCTGTGCGAGCGGATGGATGACTTTTGAAGCTGAGAGGTCATCGTTTGTCCAAATAATCGCACCGCTGACATCAGCGATGATATCAATGTCCGTTGCCGCATCAAGACCACCCGATATGGGTTTGACATATTCGACAGTTCGGACAAGTCCGTTGCACTGAGGCGAATAAGCGACAGCCGCACCCAATGCGCTTGTGGTTACATTAACGGTGAAGCGTGATAGTTTCATATCCTCACCTCCTAAGAGGTTTTGAGGATTCCCACACCCTCAAGAGCGGCGAGTATGGCGTTGACAGCTGTTGCTATCTGAGTTCCACTGGCGTCATTAGCTATATCAGCGATATGGTTCGCCTGAGTCCCGGCTTTTGATATTTTCCCAGTGGCGGCAATACTGAGTTCCCCGCCAATGACGGATTTATCGCCACCCTGTTCAACATAATTCTTTGCGTTATAACTCATTTTTTAGCCTCCTTAATCAAATAAAAAAGGGAGGCATATAGCCCCCCTTGTCAGTTATGCTGTGCCTTCAGCGGGTGATACGTGAGCCTCAATTGCAAGTGTGCCTGAGAGTGCGCTTACAACAGGAGCCTTCACTGGTCCGTAAAGGATCGCCCATATTTCGCCGAGGGCCGAAGATGCGGTGCGTGTTGCGCTGAGCTGAAGGTATCTCTCCTGCGGACGGTTAATATCGATAGCGACACCTTCATCGGAAGTTCCTGACGTGACCTTAGTTCCAACAAGGTCAGCGGCTGTTGCTCCGTTTGCCGCCACGTCCTGTTTGACCTTGATGTAATTTCCTGCGTTTGCCGTTGCAAAGCGGGTCATAAAGATGCAACCCTCAAATCCGCAGGTGTCAATTACATCAGACAGGACTTCAGTTGTCGCGGCGGTCTGCGCCGCCTTTGCCAGTACAATTTTTACATTTTCACTGAGCATTTAAAGCCCTCCTTATCCGAGTTTCACACGGACAAATGCGGATTCAAGGACAGGTGCGCCGTCTCCGTAGTAGCGGCCGATGAAACCGACCTGTGATGTCCCTGCGTACAGCTCGTTGAGTCTCTGAACGTTAAGTCCCTGAAGTTCGGCAATCCAGTAATACTGCCAGTTAGCAAGTGCGCCAACGTAAGCCGCCGATTGAATTGTTGAAGGTGCGTATTCGCTCTCATCTACGGGCAGACCGAGGAGCCTGTCAGCTTCTCCTGCGACAAGTCCGGGAGACCAGAGGTACTGTCCTTCGCCGTCTTTGAGTTTAGAGATCATCTTTATAAGATCCCTGTGGAATACCCAGCGTGCGGTCTTGCGATACTGTGCGGCAAGTTTGAATTTGGCGTTAATAAGTCCATCCGCTGACACAGCAGAGGCAGTATTCCCTGTCGCTTCGTCCTGTCCGGTGTTAATACCGTTTGCCGAGGCGGTGAATATTCCGAGAGGCTGTCCGTCACCGGAACCGTTAAGAAATCCGTTCTCCTGTGTGATTGCGAACTTATAAGCCAGCCTGTCAGCGATAATTCCCTCAATGGGGAGTGCGCTGGTCAACAGGAGTTTCATGGAAACCTTAATCAGCTTAGAGAGCTGTATCGGTTTGAGTTCACGGCGACCAAACGCCATGGTTGTGTCTTCATGCGGTGCGGCGATCTCAGTTGTCCATGTCGGGTCAGTGAGGTCGGTGTCAAGGCTAGGCACACCAAGGGAGTCGGCAGAAGTTACCGCCATAACACTAGCGAAGTTCCTGACGAATACAGCGTTGTCGAGTCCTTTTATCAGCCTTGCTACAAACTGCTCTGATGCGTGGAGATAACCACCTGTTGCGTCTGCATCATTAGCAAGCGCACGATATTCCGCACTGTCGCCAGTTACGAGATAACGCCTGAACGCCGATATTTTGCGCTCTTCAGGCGTAGTTTCAACTTTCCCTGATTCTGCCTTTTCAAAGCCCCTTATGTCAGCTTCAGCGAGGAGAAGGCGTTCCTCATCTTTGATTTTTGTGTTTATTACCCCAATATCAGCGAACATCTTGTCGTAAGATGCGCGCTCTTCCGTTGAAAATTCCCTCTTTTCAGCTTCAACCCTGTCAAGGAGTGCCCTTGATTCCATAACTATTTGTGCTTTTTTTGCCTTCATTTCGTTGATCTTGTCCATATTTTCAATTCCTCCTGTTAGTCGATTTCAGCCAAGTCAAGCCTGGCTTTCATAAGTCCATAGTCAGGTGCTTCTTCTTCCTGACTTTCCTCTGTGCGCTCGTTCTGATGCTCCTCAAATATCTCTTTATGACTTCTGACCCCGGTAGTTGCTTCGGGATATGCGGGATAGGTGACAGGTGAGACATCGTAGAGGTTGCCTACGCTTTTGATTGTGCGGATGGATGGCTTCTGTGTGTCGTCCCACTCCTCGACACCTCCGGACATAGAAAAAGCGAAGGAACTCTCTGCTATGTCCCCTCGCTCTATGCTTGAAACTATGTCCCGCGCCCATTGTGTGTCAGGCGGGTCTATCTCGTAGTGAAGCCCGACATCGTCCTCCGTCAGAGAGACCGTCTCGGCTGATTGCCGACCTAAAATGTAATTCGGATCGTGATTAAACAATGCCCTGACATCAGATTTTTTGAGTGCTTCTGTAAATGCGCCAGGTGCAATCTGTTCACGGAATCCCCACATCTCCTCGGAGAGTGAGTTAAACTTTGCGGCGTACCCTACTATTTTTTTTGATCCGCCTTCGTCTGCCTTGACCCGCATCTCCTGCGGGATAAAGCGCACCTCTTTTTTAATCATTCTTGAGTCTCACCTCCTCCATTCTGTTTTATTCCTTTAACGGCGTTGTCAAGGGTTATCATCGCTCCCTGCACAAGATGATGGTCGCCGTTTTCAATGGGCGGCAGATTTTCAAGTGACCGCACCTCATTGATAGATTTAAGACCGGAGTTGATCGCCGTGCGATATGCCTCATAGCGCGACTTAACATCACCCCTGAGAAGTCCGTCAGTGACGAACTCAACAAAGTATTCCCCCCGCTCGTGCGGCAGGAATAGTCGCCAGTTCATAGCCTGTTCGATGCGGCTCAACCATGGTGTCAATGTGAACATGACAAATTCAAGGCTCAACTGGTCAATGTTACTGAATGTCGCTTTCTCGAGATCATTTATCAAGTGCGCCGGAACTCTGAAGATTCCCGCTATTTCAGAGCGGTTGAACTTCATCGTCTCCAAGAGTTGAGCATCAGCAGGGCTTATCGTGATCGGCTGATATTTAGAACCGCCTTCGAGAACTGCGGTCTTGCCTACGTTCGCCCCTGAGAAAGCTGCCTCCCATGAAGCCTTGAGCCTCTGAAGCTGCTCATCGTTTAAGTTGCCCTCATAACTGAGAACACCGCCAGGCCGTGCGCCGTTGCCAAATACTGCGCCACAATGTTTTGATGCCGAGATGCCTGTACCGATGGTCTCAGCCGCCATTCTGATTGGCGAATAACCGATGATGCCGTCATAACTGAGTCCGGGTATGTGGAGTATTTGCTCCTTGAGATAGCGTTTTGTCTGCCCTTTATCGTCTGCAACTTCATAAACCAACTTGTTATTTGTGACCAACCGCTTCGGAGTGACTTTATCGGGACCCAATAACTTGATTGAGCGTGGTCGCCCTGTGCCGTCAAAGTCGATAAAACTGTAAGCGTTGCCCCATGAGCAAAGGTGAGACATTGTTGATTCTTTCCACGAGAACGCCGAGACTTCCTCGTCAGGACGAAGATGAAGCAAAGGGTATATCGGGTGGTCGGCAACCTCCTGCTTGCCGCCACTGGGCAGCCGTCTGAATACCTTCAAGGGCATTTGAGCGACAGATTCACTCAGCACCCTGATGCACGAATAGACCGCCGCCAACCTCATCGCTGTGGACTCATTGACCGTTTCGCCTGACGAGACAGACGGTCCGAACATCGAGACCCATGATTGGTCAGGATCTTGTGAGACTAAAAAGCGCATCTCGAGTGCCTTGTTGATGAGTGGTATTTTTATTTTCAATTTCTCACCTCTTTCTAAAGCGTTATTATTCCGCGATGGGCGTAAGGGGATTCTGTCTCTCCTTGGGATTCCAACATTGTTGCTATTGCCGTAACAAGCGCCACAGCTGGATCAATTCTCTCTGTGGCTTTGTTTTTAGCGGGTTTAATATTCCCCGCAGGGTCACTGCTTATCATTACGTTATCCATCGCCCAGGTTAAAACTGGGTTATTGTTGTGTCTTAAGTACTTGCCAAGGACAAGGCGCTCTAATTCTTTACATGCCGGGGACATCGTTTTATATCCTTGTCTTATTTGTATAACAGGCACACCATCACCTTCTAAGTCGATAGCCCACTTCGTAGCGTTCCAAGGGTCATAGCCGACCATTTTAAGGTGTGGGAACATCGCTTTAATGTCTTGTGATATAGC